ACCCGGTTCAGTCTAGGTTAATCCGAGTCGAAATGGATGAGACCGTTGATAATGGAGCAGCAGATTCTTCACTTCTCCCATTCGGATTCCGCGGCATTCCGACGTATACCGGGTGTCAAATCCAAAGTGGTTCCGAGCAGGTATTGGCCTTCGGTGCGCTATCAGGCACCACTATTACTTCTGGCTCTATGACAAACACTTCACTCTGTGGTCCTGGCGCTGCAAGTGGTTCTATACCAGCCACCGCAATGCCCGACGTTGGCTATGGCCTAGGCCCAGAGAACCAAGGATTCGCTGTCGGCTTTGGGACTTCCATGACCGCGTCCAACACTCGACAGTTGACGACCGCAAGTCTGGCTTTCCCTCCGTTGCCAATGCGAAGTAAGGCTTCCGACGGGCGCCTTTCTAAGTACACCAATGCATTCTTCGGATTAAGTACAAATCAAAATGCAACAACTCAGATTTTTGATGGGACGATCAGAGATCTGGTTAAAATAAAAGCTACCAGTGTTGGCACAGATAACACTATTTTGAGTCCTGGGTTTTCGTTAGATGATTTAGTATTTTCTACCGCCGACGGTGCAACCCACAGTGGTTCTGACATCTTCATGTATAACGCGTCGATCGCCGGTGCTTCGGATCCAATGTCTCCCAATCTGGGTAACATCCGCCGTGGCACCCCAGAAGGAGGCCGCCGTGCTGGAACTTCCATGACAGCTGTTAGCGCTTCTTATACCGAAGTGCTGGATCGGGGATATAACAGGTTTACTGTACCGATGTACGGCGGGTTTGATGGGTTTGATCTCTTTGAGAAGAATCCGTTTAATAACACGCGCGCCCTAAATAATGGTGGCACCAAGACAACAGCTGCCTATCCCATGTATTATACTCTCCGTAAGGCAATTGACTCGGTGAATGACGTAGACCAGGTTAATATTAACATGGCTGCGATGCCGGGTGTTACAGACAAAGACGTAACAAACTATATGCTAGCCATGGCCGAGCAGAGAAAGGATACTCTTGCGATTATTGATCTTGCTAACGGATATATCGCGAACACCGAAGGTACTCAGTCTTTCAGTGCCCGAGTAGGTAGCTCTGTTAGTACAATTAGCGAGGTTAAAGACCGTAACCTGAATTCAAGTTATGGTGCTGCATACTATCCCTGGCTCCAAATTAATGATAATTCTAAGGGCGCTCGACTATGGGTTCCACCTTCTACGGTGGCAATGGGTGTTATGGCATCGTCAGCTGCTCGATCGGAGCTTTGGTTTGCTCCTGCTGGGTTTAACCGCGGTGGCCTCAACAATGGCTCCGCTGGCCTTAATGTGGTCAATGTAATTGAGAAGTTAACCGCAACACAGAGGGATAATCTCTATGAGGTGAATGTCAACCCAATTGCGTCATTCCCAGCTGAGGGTATTGTGGTGTTCGGTCAAAAGACACTACAAGCAACTCAATCAGCACTGGATCGGATTAATGTTCGACGCCTCATGATCTTCTTGAAGAAGGAGATTAGGTTAATCGCGAACAATATTTTATTCGATCCAAATGAGCAGGTTACTTGGAATCGATTCCTCAATCAGGTCAACCCCTTCTTATCTTCTATTAAGAATCGGTTTGGTCTGTCGGACTATCGGGTTATTTTGGACACCTCCACAACAACTCCAGACATGGTTGATCGAAACATAATGTATGCCAAGATTCTTCTGAAGCCAACTCGAGCAATTGAGTTTATTGCACTTGATTTCGTGATTACAAGATCGGGAGTAGAATTCGAATAATAAAGAGGGGGGTTTTACTCCCCTCTCACTATTTAATTTAAAGAGGATATTAAAATGGCAGAATTTTGGAGTTCAGCAGCACAAGAGCCAAAACGCTCACATCGCTTTTTGGTAGATTTCACTTTACCCAGTGGAACTAGTACTCAAATTTACGCAAGAACGTTTCAAAAGCCAGCGTATACGATTGGCGTAACCGAGCACCAGTTCTTGGACAAGACTTTCTATTACCCCGGTCGTGTGAGTTGGAATGAAATTACAATGCAGTTTGTTAACTCACTGGACCCGGATATGGATCTCGAGCTTCAGACAATTTTGCTTCTTTCTGGTTATCAACTTCCTGACGATGTTGCAACAGGGGGCTCTGTTACTAATCCTGCTACAGTCAACAAGCAGAATGCGGTTGGCGCGCTTGGGGGAGGCGTTCGTGTCTCCGAAGTGGACGGCAATGGCCTAACAATCGGCACGTACGATATTCATAATCCTTTTATTACATCAGTGAGTTATAGTAATCTAGATTATGGTACTGAGGACTTGTTAACGGTTGATATCAACATGCGTTATGACTGGGCTACCTATATTCTAGGCGGCTAGATAGGGGGAACCCAAAATGGCCCTCACAATCCCCGGCCTCACACCGGGAACTACAGCAAAAAACCGTCGTTTTTGGGACGACACATTCGTAGAGCCAAAACAACAGCATAGATTTGGTATTAATTTCCCTGTTTATATGAACATGGGCCCCGAAGATACTTCGGAACTTGCGCAACTTTATGCCGATGCCGAAGCGAATGGCGGCGTCGATGCCACACAGGGCCGGAGTCTTAAAGTAGGCCCCAGCAATAGGTACAGGAATATTGGGACAAGGTCAGACGGATATGGAAAAGGTGGCCTATATCTTCGTACAAGTGAATATATAGGCTTTTCTTTTACTCCTCCTGCTCTGTCCTTCACACAAGGCTATACGGACACTGAGGTCGGCGGTGCTTATCAGCCAGACGATAGCAACAACAAATATGCGATGGGCGATGCAACGCTTACTTTAGTTACTACTTTACGTGATGATTTAAACTTTTCTTTAAACTTTTTATTTGCGATCAGTACCCATACAACCACTTCCAAAGGCGCCGCTCGCCTTTTTCCGGCGGCGGTGTGTGAGGAAAAGACCCCCAAGATCCTGGCGATCAAGGAATATAGTGCGAGGCAGGATACTATAGGTTCGTCCGATGCCATACAAGAAGCGATTATGGATGAAGCCAAAACCCCGGCCGATGCTTTTGCAAAACAGGGCGCCCGTGTGGTTGGAATTCACAAAATTAATAATCCCATTATAAAATCGGCTACATTTTCGGAATTTACATATGGCGGAACAGAACTGGTTAAGGTTACTTTAGTCTTGAGCTATGGTCGTGTTGATACCGTAAAAAGTAAAGAAGGCGGCCACAATGCAATGCGTGACTTTTACTCCTATGAAACTACCAAGCGCTATGGACGGTCTTACCATACCTGGGACGACGACACCGTTCGCGGCTCCGGCGGAGAAGGCGACGGCGTGAGCGGGGGCAGAGACTTAGTCCCTCAATTTAATCGTCGCAAGCGAAAGGCATTCACTGACTATCCTAATTGGATGAGCACGGATAGGGTCAAAGCCACAATGAAAAGGATTAAGGTTCGACCAGGATATCCGCAACCAAGCAAGCCCGACTGGGGCTCAGAACGAACCGGCCCAGTTGCGGAAGGCGGAGTAGCAGACATACAAACCAATAAAAAACGCATTGATTATATTCGGGGTAAAATTGAAGAAAGTAACTCTTCTCATCCGCGGACCCCACCCGTCCGACGGAGCATTAATGAACTCGTAACGAGGTCTATTGTAAATGCAGTTAGCGGTAAGGATGCATTCGATGCAGAGGCAGTCCGAAGGCAGCACGAGCGCGACCTGACCCGGAGAGTTGCCCGCGAAGGCCAGGCGGAGATCGATCGCCGCGAGGCTCAATGGGCTCAAGACCAAGCGAACCAGGCGGAACAGCGCGCCGAAAGAACGCTCGCGGCCAAGAAAACTCATTTCGAAGCACGCGAGACGGCTCAGCACCGGGAGGATGAGCGGATTGCCAACCGAGACCGGAACGTTGTGGATTCATTTGACCCCAACGCTGACGTCCGGAAGAACATTATAAAGAGCCGGACAGATTAATCTTAATTAAATTTAGATTAGTGATATAATTATAAAAGAAAGAGAGGTGTCAATTGACACGTAGAAACAATGCCGATAGAGTGGGAGCACCTCACCCCGACGCCCCAGACATACCAGATACATTAGAAGTAGAGCCCGGACCAGATCCGTTAGCCTTTATCGTTCCAACAGAATTTGTGACACTCCCGTCCAAAGGTGTTTACTATCCTGAGTCCCATCCACTGCATGCAGAGGACGCAGTCGAAATTAAGTTTATGACGGCCAAAGAGGAAGACTTACTTACTTCACAATCTCTTATTGAAAAGGGAATTGTTTTAGACCGGTTGATTGATAGTCTTCTGGTTAATAAAAAGATTCGTTCTCGCGATTTACTTATTTGTGATCGAAGCGCTATTCTGGTCCGTGCCCGGGCCTCTGGGTACGGCACCGACTACAGTACCACAATTACTTGTCGCAACTGTGGCACAAAGGACAAATCCTCTTATGATCTAACAACGGCTGTCTATCAGGGCCCTCTTAGCGACGAGGAACTCTCAGAGACCAGCGTAAAGCATCTTGGAGCAGGCCACTTTGAGGTGAATGTTCCTGATTCCCCGGTCCATCTCGTTTTTAGGCTTTTGAATGGTCACGACGAACGAGGAATAATGGACTTGACCGAGAAAAGAAAGAAGAAGAAACAAGAGGCTCGTTTGGTTACAGACCAGTTAAACTTTATGATTGTTTCGGTCCTCGACCATGAAGACCGAGAAATAGTTAACAGATATGTTGATTCGTTGCCTTTACGCGACTCACGCTACTTGCGTCAAGTATATGAAGCTGTGAGTCCATCGGTCACGTTGCGGAAGGAGTTCGTCTGTGATCACTGTGATCACGAGGACGACATTACGTTTCCCTTTACAACCGACTTTTTTTGGCCTGACATCTAACTATCACGAAAACGTTTACGAACAGTTTTTCTTTTTGAAGTACCACGGAGGGTGGGGGCTTATGGAAGCCTATAACTTGCCTATTAAGCTGCGCGAATGGTTTGTAAAGAGGCTGGTAAGACAAAAAGAGGAAGAAGCGGACGCCACGAAGAATGCCTCCAAGGGCGGGAGAGGGAAAACAACACTCGGCCATGGCGCCCCTCCCCCCTCAATGCCTAACCCGACAAAGTAACCTTTATCCAAAAACAAACTAATTACTATATATTTGAGGGGTTCCTATGTCCGATGAATTACAACCTGTCGTAGTTAATTTAAACGTCAATAACGAAGAATCAATGAACGAAAGCTTTATTCAGGCTTTTGGCGACATTGTTAAGAGCTTTGTTGGCTACATGTTTAAAGACGCTCCGCCCGTCGTGGGCCCGAGTCTATCCCAACGCGCTCGCATGGAAGAAGCGGAAGGTGTCAGTGATGCACCACAGGCAAAAATTGTGGGCACACCCACACAAATCTCCGCATTTGGTAATGCGCTCTCAAAAGAGAAAAAATACATGGAAACCTTCCTCAAGCACGGTCTTAATGATCCGCGCTCCTTTGCAACTCATGCAGAGCTAAACAAAGCAGTCGCAAATTTCGAGAAAGAAACCGGAATTAAGTGGCCGCTCAAGTAGGGGTTTTATAAATGGCCGATCCCAAAGACCCATTAGGTATATTAAATACCGACGCCAAACAACTCAATCTAATAAGGGAAATTTACGAGCAGATCGCCAAAGAGGCCGGTGATGTAGCTAAGGCTGCTAAATCATTTACCGAAGAGCAGAAAAAAGCCGCTCAAGCTTTAGGACTGATTAATGAAAGAAACGCAACTCTTGTCGCAGCTGAAAAAGAGCTTGATCAAATGTATAAAGGGCGCGCTCAGCATTATGCAGACACGAAAGACGATATAAATGAACTTTTAAGCATAAATAAAAAACTCAGAGACCAAGAACTTCAAAACGAGAGAGAAAAGCTCACAGCAATTGAAAATAATTATAAGGTTGCCAGACAAAGGCACGACCTTCTCTTTGAAGAGCTAGGTATGAAAAAGAAGCTCCTCGACAAAGCCAGAGAAGAATATAAGGCAGAGCTCGCCCGGATAGAGTCGCAGAAGAATGCCAAGCGCCTGGAAGGAGCAGCTTATACCAGAGCTCAAAAAACCGCAGTCGCTAATTACGTAGCCCAAAAAAGGTCTTTGGCCGGCCTCGAAGATGAACTCGATACCCAAAATCAAATATTAGTTAACACCAAAGAGCGCCTAGACGTTCAGGCGGACCAGGTTGAGAGGGGGGAACAGACAAATAAGGGTTACGAGACGGGCCTAGGCTTTCTCGACGGCATGATCGAAAAAACAGGATTCTTCAGCGAGAAATGGAAAACTGGTCCTTTGGGGGGGCTAACTGATTTCCTAGAGGGCCAGGGTGATATGTCCGAACTGCTTGATGAGTTGAAGATTAAGGCGCAGAAAATTAATTTTAAGAATTTGTCCGCAAACGTTTTAATCGCCATAATAGAACAAACAACGAAATTCATGCTGGAGTTTGATAAACTTGGCTCCTCCTTCCGTAAGAACACCGGGATAATTGATAGAGGCTTTAGCGGAATGGAGCAGAGTATTGTAAACGTTCAGCGCGCTAATTTGCGAATGGGCGTTTCGATGGACGAAGCCTTTGCTTCGGCAAACGCTCTGGTGTCCACGATGGCCGACTTTACGTTGATGTCGGATAAGGCACAGAATAAGGTGTTACAAGTAACTGCCGTAATGCAAGAGTTCGGGGTTTCGGCACAAACAACTTCTGAAATTTTTAACACCTTCTCTAAGGGACTGGGCTACGACGCTGACCAACTAGAGAAACTGGGCACACAAATTATGGGGATAGCAACCTCTCTTAAGGTGCCCCCTCAAATAATCGCCACAGAGTTCAATGCTGCCAGCAAAGAATTAATGAAATATGGCGGTGAAATGATCGGCGTGTTCGAGGGATTGGCAGAACAGTCCAAACAGACCGGTCTCGCTATCGGCGAACTAATGGGTGTTGTAAAAGAATATGACACTTTCGCGGGAGCGGGAGAAGCCGTTGGTAAACTAAACGCAATCTTGGGTGGTCCTTACTTAAATTCTATTAATATGCTTTATGCGACTGAGGAAGACCGCGTTAAGATGTTGCGCGAGAGCATTTCTCTTTCTGGTCGACAGTTTAAAGATCTTAGTCGGTTCGAACAACAAGCAATTGCCTCCGCTGCGGGGATCAGCGATATGTCGCAAGCCGCCAAATTATTCGGCGGTACTGCTAGTGAATTTGCCAACAGTCGAATGGAAATGAAAGAAATGCAAGAACGAGCTGCCAAAGCTCAAGCAACCATGGATAAGTTTGCCCAAGTTATGCAATCCTTTGCGATTGCATTAGGGCCGCTTGTGACGATTCTCGGTTTCGTTGCTGAAGCGCTTATTTTTCTATTAAATCCCTTGGGGGAGATTGCGCGCTTCTTCGACCAAGACAGCGACATAATAAGTGGGCTTGGAACCTTTACCATCCTGCTGTATGGGACTACGGCCGCAATATTGAAATTGACGACGTCAGCGATAACTTTTGGTACGGCAATCACGACTGCGTTTCTTCCAGTAGTAGCCGGAGTTTTAACCTTCACAGCCTTAAAGGCTATTCTCGAAGAAATCCCGGGACCGATTCGGGCCATCGTCGGGGGAATCATCGCGCTCGTAACAGCCCTCTACGCCTTCGGTCAGGCCCAAGCCCTGGCGACAGCCCTCCCCACTCTGGGCGCAAGCATGAAAGCGTACGCCGCGTTCACAGCAACCGCTGCTGCGAGCATCGCTGGTTTTGGGGGAATGTTGTCTGGCCTGGATGATTTCGACGATGGCAAGAAAAAAGGTGAGCCCGTCCCTGGCGGCATGGGCCAGTTGTCCAAGGATGGTAAGCGGGAGTTGTTTGGACGAGATGGCAACTGGGTGATGGTCGACGGGCCCACCGTTACAGACATTAAATCCTCAGACACGATTCTTAACAATTCTCAAACCGAAAAAGTCATGGCAGGCGGCGGCTCTGCAGAACTATTGCCTATGCTGACAGCGCTGCAGGCTACATTGGGAGAACTTACCACAGCAATAGCCACAGCAAAACAGACAGAAAATATACAAAAAGATAATCAAGAGATAGTTATTAAAATGGATGCGCGCAAGGTTGCTGAGGGTATACACCCCTACGCTCTCAAGTGGCCCGGCATCCGGTTGGTATAGGAATTAGAATATGTCATCAGGTGCGTACACAGGACTTAAGCTCACTCATATTGCTTCGGGAAAGAGTGTATCAGCTCCGATTCAGGTGCGCAATTTTATGCAAGATGTAACCCCTTCGTTTTCATCCACAGAAGTATATGCACGAATGGACCCCATTTTTACATATAAAAACACAGTGCGCACGTTTCAAATTAGTGCAGATATGGTGGCCGCCGAGCGTGTATCAAATTGTAAAGACAATGATCCCAATCCGGATTTGAAGTCACTGTATAATAAGATGGCGGCTGCGGAAACCGCCAAGAACGTCACCGCGGCTCGTGAATTATACGCAAAGTATCAAACGCAAGCACTATCAAGCATGTATCAGTTTATGTACCCTCTTTATCAAAAAGAGGAGCATGGCACCGGCGCCAACAAGGTGACCACCCACCAACTCAAGGGCCCCCCTGTGCTTAGGATATCGATTCCTAATGTGATGGGGGATGCGAATGTGTCTTTTCTTTTTGTGCCACAAACTTTTACAGTTTCAACTGGCTTGGCAGATATTGGTAAAAACCAGATTACTCTTACAGGCCCCGGCTCTTTGAAATACTTGGCGCCTCAGGGTGGTTATGGTTTTACTCTGGGGGGGACGATTTTGCATGAAGATGACCCACCTGGCTTTTCATATGATAGTGGTTCAAGCGACACGATCACATTTGGTCAAGCCAATTTTCCCTTTGGGGCCCTCGCATCCTGGGATCCCAAGAGTATTTTAAATAAGTAAAAATTATGGCAAAAAATAGATACAGCAATACACCATATTTTACTAATAATTATTCTATCTATGAGGACGTATTTGAGGATAGGGGGGTTAAGTTTATAAGACAATATGGATGTACATCTATGAAAGCCTTAACGGATGCTCAAAAAAGCTCTATTGTAGAGAAAAAAATATTTTGGGAATATGGAGATCGACTGGATAAGATCGCCTCGCGCGAGTACGGAGACCCCACATATTGGTGGGTAATTGCCAGATATAATAAAAAGCCCACAGATGCCCACTTTAAGCGCGGCGACGTTGTTTTGGTGCCTAGCCCTATAAGTCTAATTGTAGCATACTATACGGAATAAAAATGAGTGCAGAAACCAATAAAGTAATTAGAATTCTTGACTCGCAAACAGTCAAGGATGATGAAAACCGACGTTTGCTCGTAAGAAAAAACGCCCAACAATCTCTTTTATATTTATCGGAACATATTGCGAACTATAATCAACGTTTTTATTCAAAGAAAGGGGATGGTACCGTACATAAAAAACCGGGAGGATCTGGCCTCACTCTCTTCACCGGGCGACTGCAAGCTCTTCGGAAAGTAGGGACCGTAGAACCTATGGTAGCAGATAACTCACATGAGGCCCTTTCTACCGGCGGCGCCTCTGCTCACCTGCTGCCGGGCGGCAAATTTGGGTGGCGCTCGGGATATGCCAACATTACTCCCATTATATCGGGAGCTAGAGCCGAACCTGGCCCACCTGCCCTAGGTAAGAGTAGTCCTGACTTGGCTATTAGCAGACTTACTGGACTCAGCGGCGACGTCGAGAAGTTTTTTACTTTTGAGTTAACTTCTGCACAGATGGCCTCTCTGGTGCCAAAAATTCAAATCTATAAATTAGATTATAAACTTTTCGCCAAAGGTGATCCGGATGGCGAAGAGGGTACCGTAGACCACAGCAAGAAACCAACAAGGCGAGAAATAGTATTTGAGAAAGCTATTACTAAAGATCAATTAGAGAGAGATTCTTTTGGTATACTAGAGAGAGATGGCAATTTGGGGGGGTCAGGGATTAAATCTTTTAGGTGGGCCCTTAAAGGTGTTAACCCTGCAGAGGTTGATTCAAATATAGAAGCCACACTTGAAGTCTATTTTAATAATATCGGCGTGTTTCAAGATATTTTGGACAATCTGGATCTTGGAGGTACAACACCGGGGAGTGCAACCTCCGCGGCCTCTTTCCTTGATTTAATAACATTCGCTCCCCCCACTTTAAAAGACTCAAAAAACCTTCCTTGTATTGAGGATTATGACGAGTCCTTTTTCGAAATCGAGATTGTTGTTGGATGGGATACTGCACCGGATTCGACCTCCTTCAACTCTTTAGAGCTGGAACACATTAATGAGCAAACTACCTCTCTGTTTTTAACCTTGACTGATCATAAGTTTGATTTTAAAGAAGATGGATCCGCCACATTAGAAGTTAACTATAGGGCCCGATCAACCATGAATGGCCGCAAATATGATATGTTTGAATCACCGGCCAACAGCAAGCTCGGAGCTGCCAAAAAGGCTGTTGCGGATGCCGGCGGCGAGCTGGAAGATGCACAATCCGCCGGCACGACCAATCTCACCGCCGAACAGAAGTTATTAGATGAGTCAGAAGAAACTTTATACGATGTACTGAAGATGCAACACAGAAAGCTCGTAGCACAGTTTATTCGATCAGCATACGTTGCCAAGATTCCCAGCCAGTTACTGTTAAATGGTTTCACTGTGGAGGGGGGCACCGGTGCGGCCGCCAACGCAGATGACGCCCTAGGCGCCCCCAAAGAAGCCACCGGTGTTCTGACCTGGAAACAGTTGGGTGACATACTCACTTCGCAAGCGGCCGGGGCTGATTATGCAAATTTAAAAACCGGCGTTATCGACCCGGTGCAGGCAGCTGTCCGAGAACTAGCAGGCGCTACAACGAAGATTGTTGTCACCCGCCGAGTACAAGGCAACTACGATTTCAATGCAATTGATATAGCGGACGACCTTGTGATGGACCCCGACACGGAGGATACCGACACGGCCAACACCGACGTCCTCGATCAAGCCGACGCAGCGGGCCTGGCAGACTCGGGCGCTGGGACCTTTAACACCATTAACTTTTTATACTTGGGAGACATCCTAGAAACCATATTAGAGTGGCAGCCGAAAATTCTTTCTGATATAATGTATAAGAAATTTGCCTTAGCAACCATGGATTTCAAATTTATAAATTATTTTAAGTTGGTAGAAAAAATGAACCCGGTACTGAAAACTGTGGCAGGCCATTCGTTAGCTAAACTGAGTTGTAAACAAGCGCAGATGACCTCTGCACAAAAAAAAGATTTATATAGCTCGATCAACCTGGCAAACATCCCGATTAATTTGGAGTTATTCTTAGATTTTTTGACGGAAAAAATTATACGCCCTCAGCGGTCCGTCTACTATTTTGAAGATTTCCTGCATGATTTATTTAATACGCTTGTTAAACCAATCTTAGCTGACCCCGGTGTTTTTGGTTCTCGTCCGACAATGCCGGTGATGATTAACATTAATGTTGATACGTCAAATAAGGGTACGTTTTTTAATGGAAAACACCTGGGCAACTACGATCAACCGGATACCAAACTCATCAATCCGGATGATATAGCGGTGAGCATTTGGCGTGGCGAAATAAAGTCAGCTGCGCGATGGTCTGGCGCTGCCAGAAAATATAATTTTATCAATTCGATAGATACATATCGAAACAACAGCCCGGTGGGCGGTGCCTCAGGTCCACCCCAGATTGTTATGAAACCATCAAAGACGGAAGATTCGGCAACAATTAAAATAATAGGCATTAATCTTCATGTGGATAATTTTAAGGGAGACTACGACAAGAACATAAAATCATCAATCAGTAATTTTATCGTTGGTTTAGACCGTGGAGTTGTAAAGTCTGTAAGTTTTGAAAGGGTCGACCAGGCCTATTTGCGCGAGTCGCGCACAGCTACATCTAAAAATTTTGGTACGGGGCAATTAAGAGAACTTTATCATGTAAACCTGAAACTATATGGTAATAACCTCCTGAAACCCGGGCAAATTATTTATGTGGAACCCAATAGTTTAATATTTGGGCGACCATCTGATAAAAAGTCTGCTGCTCGAATCCTTGGTCTTGGGGGGTATCACTTGGTTGTTGATGTTTCCAATGAAATTTCACAAGATGGGTGGGAAACGTCCGTAAAAGCTTTGCATATGGCAATGCCGGCCGAAGATACTACATCAGTTACACAAAACATTACATCCGCAACGCCCGCGGCAACACCTTAAAATATCAGACTAAGTGCTATTTAAATTATGGGGAACGAATCACAATATAGTACACTGCCTGAGGTTATTAGAGAAGAGGACATTGGAGACCAACACATGTTGGCTCCCGAGAACGTCCTTCCTTTAGGCAATAATTCAAATCCGTTAATATTCAATTTCGCGGAACGCTTGCGGTACCGCAACGCCACCTACTTTGAAGATCTGCCAAAACCTATTGACACTCTTTATGATAAAGTTTTTTATGGCAAAGTCGACCGCTATCAAAATACCATTGTGCCAAAGAAAGATAGTTCTTTATTGACCCAAACATCGTACGACAGAAACGTTTTTGCTCTTGATTTTGTGGCCGACGCCTTTTTTCAATTGAAAAGAAATCTGACCATCGCGGCGGATAGCGGCGGCATTGTCAGGGACACTTCTGTATTTCATAATATTCAAGCGACACGGGGATGGTTTAACTATGAGAGGAAATATCGATCGATATTTGCTCTTCTTATCCAAGCACACAATGGCTATTTGACGCTTTTAGATAAAAAAGAATTTAATAAAATTATTACTTTTACTGATTATGTTCAGTCATTACAAAACTATCTTAAATTCGGTACGTATAGATTCCCAATTTCTTTAACAGAATATGTTTTATCACCTCGTACCCCACCGCGGATATCTGGGCTGACCATAAATATCTCGGAGGACTCTTTCGGATCCGATCTTAACAAGTATACCAAGTATTTTCTTGATCCAAATTTTTCATATTATGTTCGCGCAGCTCGAAAGTTTGGTTTCTATGTGGATAGGAACGGCCCATGGAGATTGTTTGCAGATGTATTCTCGCCTCCCATGGCCGGCCCCGATGGGTTTATTGAGGGAGCAAACCATGTAACGGGGGCCATTGAAAAAAACTTTTTTAATTCTTATTACGACAGAACCTATACCTTGGACATCCCACTAATGAAAGAAGGTCTTTTAACGGGGTTTAATCAATTTGCCCGCGACAATGGCAAAATTACAGAAACAGTACTCGGTCTAACGGAACGAAGCGTACCTGGTGGGGGCGGCGTAGGAACTGTTGGGTGTGGGACACCTGTTTTTATTAAGACCTTGGGGTATCGACACCCAGTAGCAGCCACAATGGTGGATGATTTAGGAGATCCCTACTGGTTGGCCTTTTATTTTAATATTCGGATGTCAGAATCTGGGGTGCATTATAAAAATTCGACGACCCTGATAGAAGAAGCAACCAAAATCGCTGCAGCATATGATTATAATCAGGCTCTTATTTATATTAATAATCTCTTTAAGCCATACCTTTATGATGAAAGAATCTTTAAAAAGCACTTGACACAAGAGGAGACGACTGCTAGAGTAGGGTCAGTCTTTGATTCATCTACTGCTGGTACAGGTACCGGAGGTGGATCGGGCGGTTACTAGGAGTAAACTTTGCTTTTTCAAGCGTTAGATTTGAAGGCTGATTGTGTAGGCTATTACGCCAATAATATCATTAATCCCGGCCGCCTTCTCCCTCTCGAAGGAAAGACCTGGGAATACTCTAGTCACCTCACCGGCGCCAGCTACGAAATAGGACAGATTTATAGCCATGGCGCCACCCTTACTGAAGTATGCGCCCCGGAGATGAAGGATGACTGGGAGAAAATTAAGAAAACACTCAGATCATGCTTGAAAGCTTTCCGTACATCGGGCCTATCCCTCGAAAAAAATTGTTTTTATGATGTTATACCAGAATATTTTTTGTATCAGTACCTAGAAGCCAAAAACAGAATAACACAGCACGTACTGGATACACATAAGCGCCCAGTCAACTACCAGTTTATGTATAATCTGGTGGAAATGCTGTCAGATATTCGGACCCACTCATTGAACCTTGATGTGGGCTCTATACAACATCTTTTGAGTTCGGTGCGTGGTAAGAATTTTCATCGCACCATTCAAACTGTGGCACCGGTGTGTAATTACAACCCATGGGGCACCATAACGGGGCGTTTGGCTACAACTCCCAACAGCTTCCCGATTCTTACAATGAATAAGGAATTCCGGGCTTGTGTTAAACCCAAGAATGATTGGTTTTTAGAGCTAGACTTTAACGCAGCAGAATTGAGGACACTTATTGCTCTCACCGGAGAGGAACAACCCCAAATCGACATTCACGAATGGAACCGCAAGAATATTTATCGCAACATTGGATCGAGAGAAGATGCAAAGAAGAGAATCTTTGCCTGGATGTATAATTCTAAGTCAGAAGATTTTCTTTCCAATCGGGCGTACGATAAAGAGACAGTTAAAAACAAATATTGGGACGGGTCCAGAGTTGAAACAGATTATGGCAGAGTAATAGAGAACGTAGACGAGCATCATGCTCTCAATTACATCGTTCAAAGCACCACAATTGATATGGTGCATGAGCAGGCTTACAAAGTCTATGAGCTTTTGAAGGGGAGAAAAAGCCACATCGCATTTCTTATTCACGACGCTGTGTATATCGACCTCGCCGAAGAGGATCGCTACGAAATATTAAATTTGCTTGACACCTTCAAGAAGACACGTTATAATATGTTCAAGGTTAATGTCTCCGCTGGAAAGAACCTCGGAGAAATGAAGGAACTTAAGTTATGAACAAGATTTACCAGAAGCTAGTCAGGGATCGTATCCCAGAGATCATCACCGAAGCCGGCAAGGAGTTTTCGGTGTGCCAAGTGAGGGGCGAACGCCTCAAGGACTACGCGATGAAGAAGCTTCAAGAAGAAGTTCAGGAATTCGTTGAGGACCCCTGTGCCGAAGAGGCCGCAGACATTATGGAGATCTTCCATTTTATCTGCGATCGCCTAAGCATCAAAGACAGCGAAATTATGGCCCAATCAACCGCCAAGCGTATTACTCGCGGCGGATTTGATATGGGCTTTATTCTGGAGTGGGTTGAAGAGGAATGATAGTCATAGGACTCGGCAAAGCAGGGTGCAACATTGCGAAAACCTTTTCGAAGTTTCCGCAGTATAAGACTTATGGTATAGATACCAGCGACGACGCTGATATTACTATCCGCAAGAAAGCTACTCATGAAGAGTATGATACTAGCTTTCCCAACCTCAAGCGTAAACTAAAATTTACAAACGAGGAGGTAATGCTCGTCACTGCCGGCTCCGGACGCATATCTGGTGGAGCCCTTCAGCTTCTCTCCCAACTTAAGAACAACACACTTAGCGTTGTCTATATTCAGGGAGACCTGTCCATAATGAGTGAGGTACAAAAGCAGCAAGACAAAGTTGTCAGCAATGTTCTACAAGAGTATGCTCGTTCTGGATTGCTAGAGAGAATTATTTTAGTAAGTAATAGTATGCTGGAGCGAAGCATCGGTGATATGGCAATTGTGGGCTATTATGATACTTTGAATCAAGCTATCGTAAATACCGTCCACATGATAAATGTATTCCGCCACACCGAACCCATCATTGGAAATTTTATAATCCCCTCAGATATCAGCCGGATAGCCACAGTGGGCATCGTGGACATCGAAACCGATGAAGACGAATCTCAAGAGAAATGGTTTTATGACTTGACAAACGTTCGTGATGTGGTATACTACTATGGTATTAATGAGAAGGACCTGAAGAACGACGGCACATTGTTTCGAAAGATTAATTATTTTGTGAAGTCAAAAATAGAAGAGAACTTAAATGTTTCTTACGGAGTGTTTGAAACGAGTTATGAACAAAAATATTGTT